AGAAAATTAAGCAAATGCTCTAATCTTTTTATGCGAATGTCCAACTTTCAATTGGTTTCGCAAGCCAATTTGATCGTAAACCTTGAGCGACTAATCTCAATACAGAAGTACGTAAAGAGACCAGTAAAGTCTCAGGTATCAGATTTTTAGAAGATGATGTTTTTGCATCAAATTCGAACAAGATCTGGCGGCCCGACACAGGTTTTCTGAAATTAGTTGAAACTATTCAGAATCCCAAATTATGTCAACCTATACCCAACATCCAGGTGGAAGGATTAAATTCCACCATTACACTCTATGTGAGACGGAGTTATGTTCTCTCTAAAGAAGAAAGAAAACGATTGCACAATAATGTGCCTTTGTTTGGATCACAAAAATTCCAAACGAAGATGTTCTCTATTATTCAGAAGAGAATTAAGAATAAACAGAGTCTCACTGATTTGGTCATTGAACCAAGGAAATCCTTCCGTGGCTTTGCCACAAGGGATCATCCTAAGTTCATGCACTCGATCGGGTGTGCAATTGCTGTGTACCACGGTCTCTTAACTTTTCTGAAGAGAGACCCGTTACACAGTTCGGTGTCTTTCCGTAATGGACGCATTGTTTCAAGATGCGCCACTAGACACCATCCTATTTTGAATCTTATGACACATTTCCTTCGATCGATCCCAACGGGATTAGAAGAGAATGCAATTGTCAAATTGATAAAGCTTTCTTTTTGTGGAAACTTTTCGAAGTTCACACATCAAGACCTTCCTGAAGGATTTGAAGAAAAAGGTTTTCCTCTTATGCCCTCATTTATGGAAAGGTATTGCTTATCAAAATGTCAAAGTCAAGATGATATCACCCAGTTGTTCTTTTCCTTGCAACAAGCCAAAGGTCTCTGTACAGAAGTACCGAGCTCTTTCCTTGAAGCAGGTTTAGAAAAACATCGAAGTGGAATCATCAAAGAAGATTCTGAACTAATCGAGAAAGATCCAGAACTCTACGAGAAATTGAAAGAGTTCAGTTCTTCCCGTGTTGGTGAATTCATCAAGGCTAATTATAAGCCTTATGAGTCTGTTGTACCAAACCTTAAATCGTGTTATGAAAAATCACGAGCAAAGGGTGGTGCATTAGGACAACTCA